AAGGGAAAGATCCGCTACTGTTGAAAGTTCTAAGCTCAAAAGACTTCTTGAATATTTCTACAGCATCCTTACCAATATTAGTATTAAAATTAAGAGCATTAATTTCAAACCTAACCGGTGCGGAGTTCCATTGTTCTACCAGTTTTTCAAAAGTTATTTCTTTTCCAATAGTACCAGCCATATCGTTAGAATCCAGTTTTAGCTGGCTCAGTTGTTGGTTTTATATTATTGTTATCTGAAGTCAGTGGAGTAGAAACATTACTTTGTATTATTTGTTTTCCAACAACTACACCAAATTCTTTTTCTATTTGAACATTGTCAACCTCATACATTTTAGTGAGGAGTTTGTATAGTTCAATCTTATCTGAGTTGTTCATCTCCACAGTCTTGGCGTACTTGAACAAAAATCCAGGAGCCAAATAACCCATCTTAACTAATCTTGGAACAACTTCTTCGTTCATTATATTTTCAATGAACTCACGGTAAACTGTTATCCTATCCCTGAATACATCTTGATGAGCGTTTGTGGACCCCACATAAGATTGAGTGGCACCGGCAATAGAAGATGAACCAACCATTACATTAGACACTTCAGTGTTTACAAAATCCAACAAGCTAGTATATATCTTTTCTGAATTAGACATTGTAAAAGCTTTGATGTCTATTATATCATCCAACCCAGTTATAACTATTTTCTTTTGTGCAGCATTAGCTATTTCATCAGCCAACTTCTTTCTATCTTGGTAATCATTAGAGGCTGTCTTACCATGAATAATAGGTTGTCCATAAGTATGAGAGAAGTTTACATAATTAGCAAGTGTATATTTCTTAGCTAATATTAAAGGAGTGGTTGCTGAAAAAATACCAAGCTCTCCAGTATTTATTAAAATGTAATTCCATTTATACTGGTTAGCTTCAAAATCCCAGCCTGGAGTCCATTGGCCCTGCCTTTGAACAATCCTTTCTTGATTTGGGCAAATATTCCTTCTTTCTATTTCATTAACTTCCTTAAGCTTACCGGTAATAGGATCTATGTCTGACATTATTTCCAGACCAGTGTATCCGTACCATTTAGCTTCGGCAATTCCTTTTATTATCTTCACAAATTGCGTTCCCTGTATCTTTTCAGATTCAACCGTATTCTTTACGTAATTGCCATCCTTACCTATGGATGCCATCATATATCTTTCTCCTGTCAATTGGGATAATATAGTTTCAAGAACAGATCTTAAATGAGCATCTTGTTGAACACAAGCTTCATACAAGTCTATAAGCCTACCTCTATCATCAAGAACAACCCCACGATTTAACTGAGATTGCACAGTTTTATATGTGTTGTACTTATCAAGTTCAGCAACATATTCCTGTATTGTTTTCTTACTTGTCTGGAAGTAAGCTATAAGGGGTGATCCGTCAAAAGTTGATTCATAATCCATTTCACTCATACTTCATTTTCTGAAGAATAGATTGTACATTTATTGTTGGTTTCAAAATAAACTATATAATACACAACAACATAAGTGTTAAAATAATTATTGCATATAACGAAAACTGTATATGTAACTATCTTAATATCAATACAATTTAAAAATAATAAAAGTTAAAGTAGATATTTTACTTGGAAGTGATAGACAAAACAAATACATTTGCAAACGTTTAATAAAAATAAAAACAAAATGGAAAAATCATTTCAAATCTTTAGAATCAAATCATCTTACCAGGGTGAAGATGAAAACGGGGGAATCAACCAAATAAAGGTTGAAGATTTAGTAATGGCCACTAATTACTCTGAGGCAGAAAAATTGGCGTATGCATTGTATGGAGATGAAAAAAACTTTTCATACGAAATCGTAAAAACCAAATTATCTCAGGTAGTATACAACTCAACGTTCTCTGTTGACGAAAGACTTATTCTGGGATTGTTCACTTATTATTTTGAAGAAGACGAAAACACAGGTGTTGGAATTTATGCCGTAACAGTAGTGTACTCAGACTTCGATGAGAAAGGAAGACTTAAGAAAACAAAAGAAACCATATTCCTTCCAGCGAAATCATCAAGTGACGCAATCACAGCTACAAAAAGTTATCTTGTGAAAGTTGGGGAGCAAAAACAATACATCATTAGAGATGTAAAGTTTGATCAAGCAGAATCTGTTTTGGTTACAAAGGAAACTTACGAAAGAGACGTAAACGAATGAAAGAAGTAAATGTAAAATGTACTGAAAGATTAATTCCGGAGGGACCCGAATTATTATTTGGAATGGATGATGAGCATAAGAAAACATTTTTTGATGCAACAAAAGCATTATCGTCAATTCCAAAAGAAAAATTGAAATCAATAAACGGGTTTCAGGTATCTTACAGATTACAATTAAATCAGTTATGCGACTCCTACGAAATACTATCTGAAGATATTTTATTTATTAATGCTCCAGATAAGCATATATTAATTGATACTTCATTTGCGATATTATTTCTTTGCTATATTGATGATAAGTTTTTATCGTACGTGTGCAATCGAATAGAAGAAACATTCTACAGAGGAGTGAGTTTGTCTAACCAACTTTTAGTAGACCAACTAAAAGATAGGTTTACGAAAGAGGAAATATTAAAAATTTATGGGTAAAAAGCTTCCAGCGAAATCAGTATTGATATTTAGCCACAACAAAACATTAATACTGATTTCCTCTTCGCTGTATCAGGCAGCAAAATTTGGAGGATTACATTCTCCAGATATTCACAAGGTAGTTTCTGGAGGGGGAATATCTTACAATAAATATTACTTCAGATACATAAACGATGATGTGATAATAGATTTGTCTGACATAGGGACATTGAAATTAGACGAGTACGACAAATTATGCGGAGTAACTCGACCACTATATGGAACAAACCGCATGAACAGAAAAAATTGGAAATATAAAAAATAACTTATCATGAATAAAGAAACAAATAGTTCTCCATACAAAATAACTGGAGATGGAAATTTAAGTGGAGCTATTACAGCAAGTGTAGCAACAATGGGAATAACAGTGAAAATTGTAAACAAATCAAATAACAATACACCCTATTATCAACACCCGAATGATGCCGGTATGGATTTATGTGCTTATCTAACGCATGGAAATGTTACAATACCCCCATTCCAAAGAGTACTGATTCCTACTGGGGTATACTTAGGAATACCTAATGGATTCGAGTTACAAGTAAGATCAAGAAGTGGATTAGCCTTAAAGAAAGGAATTATCGTCTTAAATGCTCCGGGTACGGTTGATTCGGGATATATCGGGGAGGTTGGGGTTATACTAGCCAATATATCAAACGAGTCTTACGTTGTTGAGAACGGTGACAGAATTGCACAAATGGTATTCTCTCAATATACAAAAGCTAATCTTGAACGTGTAGAGACTTTAGAAGAAACCGACAGAGGTGCTGGAGGATTCGGAAGTACTGGAGTAAAATAAATAATTGATGTTTGGCCTATTGTTTATTCAGTAGGCCAAATTATTTTAAACAAACTTATTATGAATATAAAAGAATTAGAAGACAGAATAAAAACTCTTAATGAACTTTATAGAGTTGGGAACCCAGGTGTGTGTGATTCAGAATATGATTCTCTTGTTGAAGAACTTAAATCAAAAGATCCCAATAACGAGTGGTTAAAAAAAATTGAGCCAGCACCCGTACTTTCTTCTGGAAGAAAACTTAAACTTCCATTACCAATGAAGTCGTTGAATAAAGTTAAGATGCTTTCAGATTTAAAAAAATGGGCAGACGGGCTTGGATTGGGGGAAAATACAGAGATTGTATTAATGCCAAAATTCGATGGACTATCATTACTAAGAGATGAAATAAAAGATATTGTATATTCCCGTGGTGGTATAGAAAACGAGGGACAAAACTGCACAAAGCACTATCACGAATCTAGCATACTAACAAAAGGCACCAAACTACATTTTACATTTGGCGAATATATAATAAATAACAAAACTTGGGAAAATAAATTCCAGGGTGAAGTTTCTGAAGAGTCTGGACTTAAATTTAAAAGCCCAAGGAATACTGCTGCCGGAATACTTAACAGAGACGAATTATCAGTCTATACAAAATATTGTTCGATGTATAGATACGGGGCTGATCCTGAATCAATGAGTAGATTCAATACTTATTTTGATTTCTTAGAATACTTATCGTTAACTTATAGCCAATATCCATGCTTTGTAAAGTCACACATAAAAGATCTGTCTGAAGGATATTTAGCAAATCTTTATTCAGCATGGAGAGAATTGTTTCCAGCAGACGGAATAGTAATTTATATAAACGATATGAACATGTGGAAAACTATTGGCCGGAACCAAACTACAGGTAATCCGTTATATGCCATTGCATACAAGCATCCAGACTTTACAGATACCTTTAGCACAACAGTAACTGATATAACTTGGGGGATGAGTAAGTCTGGGGCATTGAAGCCGGTAGTAAATATAGAACCGGTAGATACTGGGGATTGCAGCATGGAAAATCCAACGGGATATAATGCTGCGTGGGTTTCTGATAGAGAAATAGCCAAAGGAGCAAAAGTTATTGTTACAAGGTCTGGGTGTGTTATTCCTAAAATATTAAGAGTAACTCATCCAGCTTCAGAATACGAACAAGATAAACTGTGGGATGGTCTAGTTGAATGCCCATTTTGTGGAGCTACTACAAAATGGAATGAATCAATGAAAGAATTGATGTGCGTAAATCCAGAATGTTCCAGTAAGATTTTATCAAACATAATTTTCTTTTACCTTACTTGTGGGATAGAGAATGTTGGAGAGGAAACATTTACCAAAATATTTAATGCGGGGATAAAGACTCTTAAGGATTTTCTTCACATTACATTCGATGAAATAAAAATTATCCCATCACTTGGATGTTCGGCGGCAAAAACTCTTACTGAATTCAATGAAAAAATATTGAAAGATGGCGTTGATGTATGCAAACTATTCCACGCTAGTAATTGCTTTAGTGGACTAGGGGAGATCAAGATAAAAAAATGCTTAGATGAAATAAAAGCATTTGAAAGTCTTGATGAGTTTTTAAACTGGTTGAATTCAAACAAAACTTATGTAAACAAGGGAGAAGCAAAAACAAAAGATCAGTTCATGAAAGGTATATCCTTGTTCTTGGAAGAATACGACAACTTATCTGTTCCGATCGTAATGGAGTTTGATAAATATTATCTTAAAAAAGAAAGCGAAATACCAAGTAGAGTATGGGAAACTATACCAGGTATGTGTGAACTAAAAATAATTCCTATACAAAAAAATTCTTCAACTGTAGGAGATAAGCTTTTAGGAATGAAAGTATGTTTCTCTGGTATAAGAGATAAGGATCTTGAAGAAAAAATAAAGAGCAATGGGGGAGAAATTGTTTCTGGTGTGAGTAAAAATACTACTCATTTAATTGTGAAAGATCCTTCAGATACAACGTCAAAAATATCCAAGGCATCTTCTTTGGGAGTAAAAATATTATCTATAGAAGATTTTAAATCTATTTACTTTTGATTTTTTAACATAACTAATTTATTGATTATCAGTACATTAAAAAAATAATTAAAAATAACTTGCAATAGTATTGCACAACTAAAATTAAATTTCATATCTTTGTCGTGTTGAAAAAATATAAACATCATGGCAAAGAAGAATCAATTAACCAAAAGTGACTACCTCAGTCAATCAGACTTTAAGAAATTACTTAACGGTCTTCATGAGGATAAACAATACATCTGGGAACTGTACGCTCGCATATCATTTTGCACGGCGTTACGTTCTTCAGATGTATTGTCGTTAAGATGGTCCGATGTAATAAACAAGAACGAGATTGTTAAGGTAGAAAAGAAAACCAGAAAGACTCGTAGAGTTCCGATAAACAATTCTATTAAAAATAAAATACAGAACCTATACAACATTCTTGACTGCCCAAATAGAAACGATCTTATATTCGTAAGCAAGATT